TATCAGAGTTCTGAAGCTATGCGCAAAGAGTATCAGCACACCCTTCCACAGAATGAAGCACGACTGAAGGCAAAGATTAAGGCTTTCAAGGTAGATAGCTACAAGAGTCTTATCAGCGGTAAGGTCGGAAACAAGAACACGCAGAAGATTACTGACGAGTTCGGACAGCTACTCATCGCACTGAAACGTTGCAGGGTTCCTGTCTACACCGATGCGCAGCTCTTTGAAGAGGCAAACCGTCAGGCGGAAGCAAACGGCTGGAAGCCACTGAAAAGCCTTAGCGGTATGAAGCGATGGCTGAACAGTGCTGCGATTATACCACTATGGTATGATGCTGTACATGGTGAGCAGGCAGCACGACAGAAGTTCGGACGTAAGCACCGGACGGCATTGCCAACGAAGCGTGATGCGCTGTGGTATGGCGACGGTACGAAGCTGAACCTATATTATAAGGATGATACTGGTAAGGTACGTACCACGCAGGTCTATGTAGTCATTGATGCGATGAGTGAGGTGATGCTTGGTTGGCACATCAGCGACACGGAGGACTACGAAGCGCAATACCACGCATATCGCATGGCAATTCAGATCAGCAAGCACAAGCCTTACGAGATTGTTCACGACAACCAAGGTGGGCATAAGAAACTTGATGCCGACGGACTGTTTAAGAAGCTTTGCCACGTGCACCGCACCACGCAGCCTTATAACGGCGAGTCGAAGACTATTGAGGCGGTGTTCGGTCGGTTCCAACAACAGGTGCTGCACAAGGATTGGCGTTTCACTGGTCAGAACATTACGGCAAAGAAGATGTCGAGCCGTCCAAACCTTGAATTTATTGAGGAAAACAAGGACTCACTCTATACGCTTGAGGAACTGAAAGATGCTTACGCAAAGGCTACTAAGGAGTGGAACGAGATGGCACATCCTGCATACGGCAAGAGTAGACAGGAAGCCTACGACAGCAGCGTGAATGAGGAAACGCAGCAGATTACGGCACACGACATGGTGGATATGTTCTGGGTAACGGCTAAGCGTATGAGTACCTTCACCGACCAGGGTATCAGCGTAACGATTAAGAAGGAAAAGCGACAATACGAAGTGATGAGTCAGCCAGGTGTTCCAGACCACGAGTGGCGCAGGCAGCACACTTACGAGCGGTTCGTTGTCAAATATGATCCATACGACTTTGGAAGCATTCGACTCTATAAGAAAGAAGCCGACGGAAGTCTGAGGTTTGAACGAGTAGCAGAGCCTTACGTTGTTATCCATCGTGCGATACAAGAGCAGACAGAAGGCGAGGCTGCATTCATCAGACAGGAACAGGCTGCGAACACTACTGATCGCATTGATCGCACAGTTGCTGGACGTGAGATTGAAAAGATGCACGGCGTAATGCCAGAGCAGCATGGATTACGTAGTCCAAAGCCTAAGGGAATGACAGCAGCCGAGCGCAGACAGATAGAACGTCGTACTGGCATCTATAGCAAGTCGCCAGAAGAGTATAAGATAGGACGAAAGACGAAGCAAGTAAGTCTTGAAGACTGGGCGGAGGTTGAGACGGCTGTGGTTGATATGGCTTCGGTAGCTGGGAAATTATAAGCAGCGAGGTAATGCCTCACTGGCAAGGACAAAATAAACCGATGATAAGTCATTCACTTACGCATCAAAAGTGGGTCACTTATGCACTGAAAGTGATAAGGTAATTATAAGCAGCGAGGCAATGCCTCACTGAACCAAGAACAATTAATAAAAAGAACAACGATATGAAACTAACAAAGAACGAAAAAGGACAGATACAGGAGAGCTTGAGACAATACGTCAGCAAGTATCCAAGTCAGAACAAGGCAGCACAGAGCCTCACAGGAACAAGTAGCGCAACTGTGAGCAGCATTCTGCAGGGCAAGTGGGAAAACATTAGCGACGATATGTGGCGCAACCTTGCATCGCAGTTAGGAACCACGGCAGGAACAGACTGGCAGGTGGTGGAAACAAAAGCCTATCAGGAAATGGTGTTCGCTATGAACGATGCTCAGACAGTCAAGAATGTTACGTGGGTAGTTGGTGAAGCAGGATGTGGAAAGACAACCACAGCTAAACTATATGCCAGCGAGCATAACGAGGTCTTCTATGTCCTCTGCTCTGAAGATATGAAGAAAAGCGACTTCATTCGTGAGATTGCACGCCGTATCGGTCAGAAGACAGAAGGTTACAGCATCAGAGAGCTGCTCGACAGAATCATTGATGATCTCATTCAGATGAAAGCACCGCTGCTTCTTTTCGATGAAGCCGATAAGTTGCCAGAGCGTGTATTTCACTACTTCATAGACTTGTACAACAGATTAGAGGATAAGTGTGGTATCGTCTTCTTCTCTACAAGCTATATCAAGCGACGTATGACAATGGGACTGAGATACAACAAGTGTGGATACAACGAGATTCATTCACGTATCGGTCGCAAGTTCTTCGAGCTGGAGAGGACCGGTGCTCACGATGTCTATGCGGTTTGTATGGCAAATGGCGTAACAGATAAAGCACGCATATCGGAAGTAGTGAAAGACTCTGAAGAATACGAGTTCGACCTACGACGTGTAAAGAAGAGTATTCATAGAGTGAAGCTTATGGCTGCTCAAACAGCGGTAAAACACCATTCAAATAACGTTCAAACCTCAAAACAATGAACAGAGCAATGTCAGTAACCGATATGCTACGTATGAAGAAAGAAACCTATCCATTTGAAGGCGACTGGGCAGATGCCTTCGGAGCACCAGAACGAGGCGGTGTATGGTTCATCTGGGGGCGAAGCGGAAGCGGTAAGACCAGCTTTACGATGAAGCTCTGCAAAGAGTTGGCAAAGTACGGAAAGATTGCTTATAACTCCTTAGAGGAGGGTTTCTCACTAACAATGAAGAATGCAATCATGAAAGCAGGTATGCAAGATGTTGCACGGCGGTTTATCCTCATCAGTGAGAGTATGGAAGATCTTGATGCACGTCTCAAGAAGCGTAAAAGTCCAGATATCGTAGTTATTGATAGTTTTCAATACACACAGATGAGCTTTAAGGAGTATCAGGAATTCAAGGCTCGACATCGTGATAAGCTGCTCATTTTTATCAGTCAGGCAGACGGCAACAAGCCTTCAGGTCGCACGGCAGTGAGTGTTATGTTTGATGCAGCACTGAAGATATGGGTGGAAGGTTACAGAGCAATCAGTAAGGGACGCTATTTTGGCAATCTTGGCTATTACACGATATGGAAAGAGCGAGCAGATATATACTGGGGCGAAACAAAAGAGTAAAGGTTATGGCAAACAAGCGAGACAACCTATTGTACAAGCTACGAAAGAAAGGAGTGAGAGTACTTACACGTGAGCGTACCATCTTCTTTGCTTTTGACAGAGAGCCGTTCGATGTAGTACAGGTGAAAAGGCTGTGCAGAGAGTATCATTTTAATGTTCAATTAGAGTTACAATAAAACTATGAGTAAGGAGAAAAGAATTATTGAGATTACACCAGGGAGACTTAGTCCAGGTGGTCGGATGACGGAAGTCATAGAAAGTAAACATTTCAAATGTCCGTACTGTCAAGGTAACGGCTATCACTGGCAGGAGGACAGGTATCAAGAGCCATACAAAAAAGACTGCCCGGTATGTCAAGGTAGCGGTAAACTTGATGCAGTGATAAAAGTTGAGTGGAAAGCAAATGAAAATCATAATATGGAGGAAAGAAAATGAAAGAGAAGAAAAGAATAAGAATCACTCGTTGTGAAGGCGTTGGGCGGATTTTTGGAAATATAACTTCTGGAAGTGAGCATGTGGTTATCGACCCACCAGCTGGCAAAGACGATAAACGTGGAGTATGGGTAATGGGAGTTGGAGAACCTGTATTGGTGTTGCATCGGGAGTTTTATTATGTATAACATGAACGAATTATGGAAACATTAAGGTATAAATCAATTATTCCAAATGACAAACCAATGTGGCTGTTAAAGCTACAGATGGCTATCAGTAACACTTACTCTCTGCGAGGGATAGAAGATACTGAAGAGGAGTGGAAACAGTTGAAAGACTTTATAGACTGGTTCATATCTAAGTTGTATGTTCGTAAAGACATAGCAGTGAAAAGCGATATAAGCACCTATCTTATGAGAGAAGATGGTCAGACCCAACTGCTTATCAAACGAAACGGAAAATTAATTCAAACATATTATATCAGTAAGTAAACGAGTAGACGAGTGAATGAGTAAACAAGTTATCAGTACGATTAACATGTCAACTTGTAAACCCATAAACTTGTCAACTAAAACAAAAAAGATTATGGCAACATTTTTAGACAAACTCAAGAAGAGATTGCAAACATGGCATGAGGAACGTGCCGACAGAATGCAGAACAAACGACAGGCACGGCTCGATGCAGAGGCACGTGAAGCCGTACAAGTAATGGAATTTAATGGTGAGCTATATGTGAGCGTACACGGCATACCATTGTTCGGTCAAAGTGACCTTAGCGATGATCTTACAGAAGCAGTAGCTTCTGGTCGTAAGGCGTATAAAGATTGGAAGGAGGAAAAGCTATGGGAGCGAACAGGAACTACGCAAGGTTTTATACCCTGTTAAAGAAGATGCCTGGTGCTGACAAGGAAACGCTGGTCTATCAGTTCACACAAAACAGAACAGTACACCTTCATCAGATGTTAGATAAAGAGTATGATGCTATGTGTAGACAGATGGAGGATATTACAGGATATGACGAGCGAAGACGTAAGCAGTATGATATCCTACGCAAGGCACGTAGCGGAGTACTTCACCAGTTGCAGATATACGGCATAGATACGACAGACTGGAACCGTGTGGATGCCTTTTGTAAAGACCCACGTATAGCAGGAAAAACATTTAGAGCGTTGACAGCGGA